AGTTACCGTTCCGTTAGCATTTGCACCTGCGTTTATAACAAGTTCTGCTTTCTCAAATATAGGAGGTAAATCCCAAGTTTCTTCACCGCTACCGATAGCCCAATATTGAATACCTTCAATTCCTGTTTCCCCTTTTAATAAACAAGCAATCAGAGTATTTATCGTCATCAGTATAGAGTTCCTGCTCCAACCTGTATCTATAACCCTTCCATCTTCGTATCTAATAATATCTCTTACTTCCCCGATTATCTGCTTATTGCTGACCTCATTAAATATACTCAAATTTCTCCCTCCTTAACAAAACTTAATTGTGTCCCCTATCTTATCCATAACGAACACATTAGTCATGAAAGTCTTATTTGTTAACGCCACATTGGATATACTAGAACCTGGATATAGGATATAGTTTTCTTCTTTTACTTCCCCTTCGTCTATATTGGCGGTTTCTTCTTCCTCAATGCTGTTTTCCCATATCTCTATAATGTTTTCCACCATTGAGAATACTTCGTCTGCATCTTCTCCATCTAATTCGTTTACATCGGAAAAACCGTAAGATACTATAACTAATGACTTCAAGTTTATCGGAATAAATCCTTTTAGATACCTTTGGATAACATCTTGTGCTACAAGCAATTCCTGTTCATCTTCTTCAAAAGCATTTAGTTTGACAAGGACTACTTTTACTTCCCCTTCTTCTATTGATACATCTGCCGACATTCCTGATAACTCTCTTGCAAGAAACTTAATAGCTGTTTTTGTTCCCTTCTTCTTGTAAAGTTCCACGCAATTCTTCAAAAATCTTCTTTGAAACATTTCTGGAATATCTGGCTGATACTCAATACCAAAGGTTTCGCATAGGTAGGGAAGGAATTTACTTGGACATTTATCTGCATCTACCAAATTTTCAAGTCCTATCGTTTCCGCCATTACTAAATCGAGTCCTGCCTCTGTTAATGCTTCTAAATATCTCTTTAGCTGTTCTGATGTATCAAAAGTTCTGTAAATCTTGGGAAGTCGATTATAAAGATAATCCGATAATCTACTCATCGTCTATTCCCCCTGTTATTTCTATTACTACATTACCTATTACTGGTATCTTTGTTTCGTCTACTAAAATATCGTCTGTTGGGTCGGTTATTATTACTGACCTTATTCCCTCATATCCCATAAGTGCATCTATTATCCCGAATAGTTGTATTTCTTCCCCAAATCCAAATCTTCCTAAACTAAAATATCCTTCTAATAAACCTTCTGCTACTTCCCTTACCGTTGAATGTTTATATCCATTTCCCGCCTTTATCCGCAAACTTAAATCAATGTTTTGGAACTGTGGCTGTTCTATAACATAATTCGCTCCTAATAAAATTCTTTCGTCAAAGAAGTCCTCTAGATACTTTATTTGCTTTTCTGTTAACTGTTCTCCGTCATCTGGTAAAGCATATATAGATACTGTACTTGTTTCCCTATCATATATTGCCTGCGACTTACTTACGAAATCTACTGTTAATGTTAAATCCTTAAAGTCTTGAATAGTAACTGCCCTATTCATAGCCCTTAATTGTGCAGGGGCTTTTATTTTAGCACTCTCTATACTCTCCTTATCTCTGCCTTTCTCGTAAGCCTCCTTTGGGTTAAATGTTCTAATTACTACTGCGGGTTTATTTGGCAATTCGGTTATTGTATTAGGTGCAACATTTCCAATCTGACCTCCACCAATTCTGTATGTGGCTCGAATACCGTTCACTACTCTTTCGGGTATTTTTCCTGATGCTCCATTACCGAATTGTATAAAGGCTTCGTCTTGCTCATTAACCCTTACTACAAAGTCCCTCTTATCTACATCACTATCAACGAAACTTTCCACCCTGTTCCACCTAACAAGTCCTGCACCTTCGTCTACATATAACTCAATGCTGTCGACTATTACAGGCTTATAACCCAACTTAAATTCTTGGTCTGGAACATTTCTACTCGTTCCTACCACTTCCATTGTAATAGTTTCCCCTTGTGTTATTCCAACTGAATACAAATATTCTCCGTTTTCATCAGTTTCCAATCCTGTTTTCCCCGCAGGTATTACTAAATCTTCGTCTAACTCAAAGGTTATTTGAGGCTCTACATCATCTCTTTTAGTCATTACTTTTAAACCTTTTGGTATGACATAAGGCGTAGGCTGTGGCTCTATCTCGAATACTTGTTTGAATTTAGCAGGAGTGCTGTATCTTAAATTGTAGCCTATATATCCCGCTAACTTCATTATACTTTCCCTCTCCCTTGCTGTAGACAAGAATACTTCGTTTGCTACCACATCGTTATAGAAACTCAAAATATCTAATCCGTGGGCTAATAATTCTATCAATACTATCCCTGCGTCTGATTGGCTAAAATCCGAGTATTCTGGGAGTTTCTTCTTTAACATTTCTATCATATCATTCCTAAATCCCTCGTAATCCCTCGTGCTATAATCTATTTCCCTTCTAACTTCCATCTTGTTCACCTCCCAATACTACTGTTACATCATGTTCAGATTGATAACTTATTACTGTGAAGTGAATATTAGCAAATATCTTTTCCCCTTGGGCTATAATATCAATATCTTCTCTCTCTACTGCTATGCGTTTCTCAAATGTTTTCAAGGCTTCTACTATCTGATATTTTAATAGGTTATGCGTTACTGGCTCGTTTGGCTCAAACACTTGTGTATCTAAATCACACCCAAAATCAAATTCCATTACCCTTTCCCCGAACATTGTGCCTAAAATTTGTTGTATGCTTTCCTCGATATGCGGAACGCTGTATCTATCTGTGGTGCTTAATACTACCCCACCTTTATTCCCTATCCTAAAGGGAAAACTTATTCCAGTATATCCCCCTCTCATTTAATCACCTACCCCTCTACAACAAATGAACTCCCTGTGATTATTTTTGCTGTCCCGTTATGCGGTTGAATATCGTCCCCTATCCTCGCTACTGGTATTCCTCCTACTGTAACAAAACTACTCCCTGTTTTAACTTCCCCCGACATTTTCCCAGGACAGCAACAATCTTCTTCCTCTGTTATTGACCCCACTAATGCTATCGGAACTCCGTTTACTGATACAAAAGAGGAACATTTCCCTACTATTTTCCCTGTGATTTCACAAGGCGGGTGCGGTACCCTATGACCGTTATGCTCTCCGGTCGTCATTCCTTTTATCAGACTTCCTAATACCGCTACTCCCGCCATTGTTATCCCTCCACAAACTTTATTTTCTTTCCTTTTATTTTTATCTCACCGTTTGCCTCAAATATCATTTCACTACCTGAACTATGTTTTATTTTTATCTCGCTGTCTGCCTCAAATATTATTTCATTACCTGAACTATGTCTGATTATTAACTGCTCATTTCCTTCCCAATCCACGAATTGAAGTAAATGTCCTGACCTTGACTTAAATATCTTGTTTATATTCGTTTGGGAAGGATATAATGCTTTATCCAATGGTGCTTTTTCTTCCGCCCACCAACTCCCAGTCCATATTGGGAACTCTGGATTTCCTTCCTCAAATTCTATCCATACCACCTCGTTCACGTGCGGTATCATAAATATTCCGCCCTTGTCGAAGGCAAACGGGACACAAGGCAAACACCAAGGACTTTCAAACTCCCCATATACTTTAGGACATCTGACTTTTATCCTTCCCCTAAATTCTGTATCGTTGACTTCTGTTACTATCGCCCTATACTTTCCATAAAATTTATTCATATTTTCACCCCTACGGTATCGTCAATACTTGCCCTGGGTAGATTAAATTCGGATTGCTTCCTATTACTGACTTGTTTGCCTCATAAAGTTTTTGCCAAGTCGTTCCATACTTACTCGCTATCTTCGATAAGTTATCTCCTTTTACTACAGTATATGTTTTCTTCGTAACTGGCGGTGCTACTGGTGGTTTTCTTGATGGCTCTGGCGGTTCTGGTTGTGGCATAGCAACCATAGCCTTTTTAACCGAGTCCCCAAACCCTGTTCTTCTTACACTTATGGTCTGGGTATAGCCATCTGACGATGAAAACCTATTTGTAACCTTCTCTACTAAAAACAATCCTGAAATAATCTTTCCAAACCCTTCAAGTCTTATCGTCTGTTTTGCCCTTATAGTTGGCTTTGCCTCTCTCATAGTTACATCGCCAACTAATGAATTTTTCTCTATTTCCCTAAATTCTTTTTCTGCACTTTCTGATACTGCATTATCCCCGACATTTGTTTTTGCACTACTCTCCATTGGCGTATCTTCAGAAACCTTACTTCTATCCCTGTTACTACTATCTTTATCTATTACTTCTGTCCATTGACCGCCACCTAAATATTTCTTTGCCAACTATATCACCTCTTTTCCCATTGACCTCCGCCCAGATACTTCATTTGACTTTCCACTTTCCCGTTTGCACTCTTTATCGGCTGACCTTGAACATCTCTAATTGCGTCATTTGCTACTGTTGCTGTTTCTACTGCCTTTGTCTTATCGTTTACATCAGAGTGAGAAACTTCTTCTTGTATAATTTCTTTATTTATCCTTGGGTTGAAATTCTTTATATCAAAAGGGTTTTGTCTATAATAAAGTGTAGTCTGTGGCTCTTGTAACAATTTAATCTTTTTGAAAAACCCTTTGTTACCTTCCACATATACTATATAATCGTCTTTCTGTTTCTGGGCTAAATCTATTAGGAATTGAATATCTGTTGTGTTACTTTGGGATATTGTTTCTTCAACCTTTCCTGTATCGTCTATATCAACCTCAAATCCATATTTCATAAATATTTCCTTTGCTACATCAGAAGCTTTCTTGTTATTCCAAGTCTTTTTATTCTTCTTTCTATTCATTAAGTGAGTGTTATCCATACAATGTATCATTAGTCTTGGTGAGCCTGTATCTGGGAAGTCAATATCAATTACACTAATATATCCTTCAAATTCCACCGCCCTATTATCACTCCATCCGCCTTTGAAAGCTACTGGCTGTTCTTCCACGAATATCTCATCGTTTATGAATACGAAGTCTGGGTCATTCACTATTATCGTCAACATATCCGACCCTGTCATATTTTCTTCTACTGTAATCTCGTCAATCATTGACATTCTCTGTTCATCCAAGGGCTTACCGCCTATACTTAATTCGTAATACATAGACTTAACCATAGACACTCAACACTTCCTTGTAATTAGGTATAACAAGTTCTTCCCCATATCCTATATCTAATTCAGACCTGTATTTGGTATTCGCTTCAAGTATTACCCACCATAATTGGCTATCTCCGTAATACTTATAAGCTAACCCGTCTAGTGTATCTCCCTCTACGAATACATGAACTGTTGCACCATCTAAAGAGAAATCTTCTCTTTTCCTTATCTTAAATATATTTCTCTCTCCGTCATTATAAAGCGGTGTTTTTGTATATCTCGACCCTCTATATATCGCCATTATCCCACCACCTTAAAACTTATACTTGCTACTGCTATTTTTGGCTCAAGGTTTTCGAGAAACTCTATATACTCTATGTCCAAATTATCCACAATACATTTTTGAATGAAGTTTCCAAACCCGAATAAAACTTGTGGCGGTGGATTAAACTCAAACCCACTATCTTCTACTGGCAAAAGCCCCTCTAAAAATTCTATTTCCTTTGATACCCTTCCTACATTACTGTAAAGGAAAAGCTGAACTGATAATTCTTTAGCTTCTCCGTTTACATACTGATACTTTGGATAAGACATTCCTGGGGCTGTTAATTCGCTGAAACTTGCACCCCTCGCTGTTTGAAAAGACGAGGGATTATACAGGAATTGACGCAAAGTTCCTGTTTTAAGGTTTTTAATATACCCTTTAGTTCTTGCCCCTCTACCCATACAATCCCTCCTATACTGGTTGCATTCCGTAATTCATTGTTCTTCGTAGTTCTTTCTTCTTTTCTATCTTCTTCATTATCATTTCGGCAAATCTTTCTGCATCTTCTTCTGTCCCCTTTTCTACTGTTATTTGGATTGCCCCTTTTTCAAATACTACTGAATTATCATCTTGCGAACTATAGTTTGACACTGTAGTCGGTGCTATCTGTTCTCTTTGTGGCATAGTAACTTGGGATATTACTTGTGGCTCTGGTGCTTGAATATTATTCACTACTACTGGTTGGCTAATCTCCCCTTCTTTATTTCTTAAAAGGAAAGACTTTAGCATTTCAGTAATTTTATCGTTTACCACTACCTCGTTAGGGTGTAATACTGCTATCCCTTGTTCTTTTACATATCCACCTGTGGAAAGTCCTACTAACTTCTTTGCCCCGCTTACTACTTTTCCTACGCCAGACTTTACTCCATCTGCTATTCCACCAAATACACCTTTTACTTTATCTACTATATTCAATATCCAACCAAATTTCTGTTCTATCCAATCAAAGAATACTTTTGCAGTTTCCTTAATACCGTCCCATATTCCACTAAAGAAACCTGTTATTGTTCCCCATACTATTTTTACTCCATCTACTACTCCTTCAATGAACTCTAATATCCCTGCCCATATAGTTGACGCAGTTTCTTTAATTCCAGTCCATAGTCCAGAAAACCATTCTTTAATTGGTGTCCAAACAGCTATAACTCCTTCATAGATTACACCAAGTCCAGCTAGGAAGTTATTCCAAACCTCTATTGCAAACTCTTTTATTCCGTTCCACAATCCACTAAAAAACTCTGCTACTGGTGCAAATATCGTCTTTATCCCTTCCCACAAACCTTTAAGCCATTTAGTCGAACTCTCTACGAACCCTAATAC